ATGGTCAATGAACCGCACGCTTTCGAAGATGACATCGACATCGTCGAGACGGTCGAAAATGGCGAAACCGTCTTTTCTGCCTTCGTGGACGGCATGATCTTCAGGCAATATGCATCAAATCGCGCCGGAAATATCACAGTTGCAATGCAGCTTGCCGTCGTGGCGCTTTCACGTACGAAATTATCCGAAGATGTCCTGAATGTCGCCGTCTGGTTCTCCGAGACGAAACCCAATCTAAAAGGTTATTTCGTTGTGGATCGATACAGGTTTCAGCACCCATGCAAGGTGATTTCTCACATCGTTGTCGCATCGAAGGTAGAGGTGCGAGCCGAGATTGAACTGATCGTCGGAGAGGCGTTTGAGGCGCTCGGCTGGATTATAGATTCGCAGGGGGGCTCCAGCACTGAGTGGTTCGATGCGCGTGGTACATTGGAAATGTCTGCGCATCAGAGGTTGAAGGCGGTTGGAAGAGTGCACAATGCGCTCAAGGTCTATCGTCAAACACGACCTGAGAAACTGATACGGGGCTGATCAAGCATCGGATACGGTCGTTTTGAGAACCGCATCCGAATTTGATCGCCACGTCGGATCGTTCAAAAGACAAGGTTCCGAAACCTGAAACCTGCGGTCCGCAATGGACATGCTGCTGCTACAGCCGCCGACCGCGCAATCTCGCCCATTGAATCGAAAGGAGCACGGGCGCTTGAAGCTGGCGCAAACACGCGATCCAGCCACACTGAAGGAGATGAAATGATGTACGTCTATGGAACACTCATTTCTTCCAACGATCGGTTTGCAGAAGCCGATCTTGCAAACGTCCAGGCTTATCTGGACACACACGGCACTGCGCTGGCAAACGCAGCCTACCTTTTAGCGGGGGGCTCAGCGAGCAGATCGGTCTTTGAACTGATCGATGGCATCAAGGAAGGGCTGCGTATCAGTAAAGCGCAGGTCAGACGCCTCGAAAGGCTGCATGCTCTCCTGGTCTTGGAGAATGTCGGAGATCCGGACCGGATCGAAACGGCGCTATTCGCCGAGGTCATCCCGGGCTCTCGGGCAGTAGAGAAAATCTGTCTCCTCGCGGACAGTCTGGATGACCTGCTGAGCAGCCTGGGTAGTCACGGACAATCGCCCGCTGAGCATTGCGACGAAGCCTTTTCAGACGCCGCCTGAACCCCTCGTCCCCGGCCCGACAAGGGCCGGGCCTTGAAGCGGCGGAATAATCCGTCCGCAACGAAAGGAGGGCTCCACATGCCGTCTTTAACCCCCGATGCAGATCTGGACTCAATCGTGCAGGACCTGCAATTCCTCAGCAAGCACGGGCAGGGCCCGGCGAAAATGAGGGCAGAGATCCAGAACTGGGCGGATTGTCTGGCGCAGTCGGACCCGTATGCGCTTCAACTGCCCCTGGTGAAGCGGACGATTGCACAGCTCATCTGCCTCGCATACGCAAATGCCGCCTTCCAGCGGTCGATTGTGCCGCCCTTCTACCGAGGTCCTGTCGCTCTTAATGTCGATGACACAGGTGGCTATTTCCTTGCCAGGTTTCTGGTGACAAAATTGGTTAGGCTGCTGCCCTTCGAAGACGACGAGAGGATGGAGCTGGTCCACCATGCGTTGGCAGTCGATGACCGCCACCGTCAATCGTTAGAAAGTCTGCTACCCATAGCATGAACTCAAAAACAGCCCCGGCAGCGATGCCGAGGCTGTTTTTATGTTCATCCGGACACGATGCGGAGATGATGCTCCTGTGCACGTATGCCGGTGCGAGAAACCTCTTTGAAGGGACTGATAATCATTGATGTGTCTACGCCGATCATCAGGATACGCTCGTAAAGTGTTTTGATTGAGAAGTGGGGTGAATAACTCTTCTCGCCCATGTCTACCGGAGCATGCCCCATCAGTTTGCGACGGATGGCGTCCGAACGGTCGCCATTGAGCAAATCGCAATGGAATGTCGTCCTCAGGGCGTGAAAATCCAGGCCCTCCCAGTATACGTGGCGCGATTGCCGGTAATAGGTGAACGATTTGGTGAAATTGCCACTGAACGTTTCTTTTGCCTTGCCGCGGCTCAGATGTGGGAAGATGCGAGGCTCCCCTTGTTTGAGTCTCAATGCAACAAGCTTCAGAAGGCCCAGTTCGACAAGAGCCGGATGGATGGGAACCCGTCGTTCGGCGGAAAAGGATTTGATGCTATTTGTTTCGCTGTGCGTGATCCGCAGGTAGTCGATGCCATGATCCCGGCCGAAGTCCTTTGGCGAGAGTTGCAGGACTTCTTCCATCCGCCCACCCGTGAAACGGGCGATCAACGGTGCCCAGAACAACGGGTCGCCAACTTCGTCCGTTTTGCCCTGAAACACCTCTGTACGGAAGAGATCATAAATCCGGTCGTCCCATGCAATCCGTGTTTTTTCACCCTCATGCGCACGCATTCGAGCTTCATCGGCCTTGGAAACGGAGCAAATCTGGAAAGGATTCTCGTCGATCAGATTCATGGCGTATAGCATACGACCAACCGCGGAGAGAATTCGGGCATGCTTGAGATATGTCGCGACCGATATGCGCTGAACAAGGCTCTCGGTCTCAGCGGCTTCGAATTGGGCAGGGGAGCCCGAGCCAGCGGCAGACAAATCAGCGCGCCGAGCGGCTGCGTCCTCCATCTCTTTCTCATCCATCCGTTCAACCAGATCACGATAACCATCGTCTGCTACCTGCACAGGGACCTTGCCGTGCATGTTCGGGAGGCGACGCAGCAGTGCCAGCGCATCAAGGATCTCGCCGGTCGCAACAGTTTCGAATTTGGGATTGCCCAGCATTTCCGACCAGAACGCGAGAGCGAATTTGCCTTTTGGACCGCTTCCCTTGGCCCATTTCTTGCCAGCCATCGCTTCTGGCACCTGTTTAACCTCGAAATTGTCACCGTAGCCAAGCTGCTTGGCCTCGATATAGAGCTTGAGCCCCTCGATCATGGAGATACCGCGCTTTTTGCGAAGGGCAGATTGGACCTCGGGAGAAAATTTTTCGATCTCTACCGTGATTTTCGGCGGCCGTATGGCGATTCTCGCAGCCTGGACGACTGCGGAATTGAATTCTGTAGGGCCTTCGCCAGACATTCGGGGTGTTGGCATCTGGTTCGGGGTCATAAAGGTGCTGCCCTGGAGCGATGCATGGATGAGATCATTGACCTTATCGCTCTCGTTGGCTGCGGGTGGAGGTGATGTCGCCGCGGATACCAGGGTGGCATGTTCTTCGCTCAATGTGCTGGACCTGCGTGTCGCGAGAACAACATCTTGGCCCGACGCGAATTGAGCGGAAACCTCTTCAGGGGAGATTGTCCGGCTCTGCATCTCGGGTGCATGGGTCGGAACAGGAGCCTCTACTTTGGACGCTGCCATCGCAGACCGGAAGTATACCGTAGGACCGTTGTAGATGCCCTGATCGCGCCGTTGGCGTTCCTCGCTGACATCCAGAAGGACCTTCGTTGCTTCTATTGCCAGTCGTTTCCAGTCGAGGTCGTCCTCGTCGAGTGTGATGCCAAGCTGTTCTGCGATGTTGCGCAAAGGTGCCGCGGCAGCGGCCCGGTCGCGCAAAAGGAGGGCCCGCCGCAGCACTTCCTGCAAGACCGTCTCGCGGTGTAGGTCGGCATGGGCCACATCAGCGCTGCGGTAAGGTGCGGCTGCACGGGTGCACTCAAACGCTTCGATTTCGAAGCGCGCAAGATTGACCAGGATGTGTTCCGCGATATCGGGCGCAATTGGCATCGTCTTCTCCGTACAGGCGGCGAAGACCTGGTCGCTCATCGCGGTAAGGCGACGGGCGAGGATCTTCGCATCTGACGAGGAAATTGTACGAAGCGAAAAACATAGAAACTTTTGCCCGGATAGGTTCAGGTTACCATCGGTATCGGTTGGAACAGGCCAGCGCCTGCGCCAGTAGAATCCGGATTTGCGGTTTTCGAGATGGGGTTGCGAGCTTCGACTCCGGGGCATGAAAATGCCTCCTGTGCACCTGAATGTGCACCGCCGTGTGCACCTGAATGTGCACCTCGTCCTCGAGCGCCACGCGGGCCCGAAAAATATCCAGTAATCTCAAGGGGGTGGAGGAAAATTGGCTCCGACGGTAGGGATCGAACCTACGACCAATTGATTAACAGTCATGTTTTGGGGTCTAACTTGGCCTAAATATGTAAAACTATCGACAGTCAAATTATCCATATTTTACTTGATATTGCGTCAATTGTTTGGCAATGATTGCCAGCGTGGGGAACAGCGTAAAACATCGTTTCTGTTCCCCAGAATGTTCCCCAGAAATCTGGGGGAACAGATTTAAGGGGGCTAATATGGTCAAGCTTACGGCAACCGGCGTTGAAAAGTGGAAGGTGACAGATAAACGGCAGGAGGTGCCGGATACCTTGATGACGGGGCTTTATCTTACTGTTCAGCCGAGCGGCAAAAAGGCTTGGCAGGTGCGATATAGGTTTGGCGAGAAACACCGCCGGATGACCTTGGGCAGATATCCCCTGCTTTCCCTTGGAGACGCCAGAGCGCGGGCAAGTGAGGCACTGACAGCCGCGCAGGATGGCCGCGACCCGGCAGGTGAAAGAGAGGCCGAAAAGGTGGCGCGCGTTGAGGTTCAACTATCGGGCCGCGACAAAATCAAAACTCTTGTGGAGCAATTCGGCAAGCGTCACCTGTCCACACTGAAATCCGGCGAGACAGTTAAACGCGAGTTGCACCGGCATGTGGTGGCGATCTGGGGTGAGCGGGATATTCACGACATTACAAAGCGCGACGTGATCGACCTGCTGGACGGGATAGCGGATAGCGGGCGGGTTGTGAGTGCAAACCGCGTGCGGGCGTATCTGAACAAGTTTCTAAGCTGGTGCGTGGAGCGCGATATCATCGACCAGTCGCCAGCCATGGGGGTCAAGCCGTCGGCAAAGGAAAAGAGCCGCGACCGCGTGTTGACAGATGATGAAATCAAGCTGTTCTGGAAAGCCTGCACCACCGAGGGCCACCCATGGGGGCATCTTGGCAAAATGCTGCTGTTGACCGGCCAGAGGCTTGGCGAGGTTGTGAATATTACCGACCGCGAGATTAGCGGCGATATTTGGCACCTGAGCGCCGATAGGACAAAGAACGGGCGCGCGCACGATGTAGCACTGTCCGACGTTGCACGGGGCGTTCTGGGAGCCGTGGAGCGCGTCAAGAGTAGCGCGGGCTATGTGTTCACCACGAACGGCACAAGCGCGCTGCAAGGCTACCACAAGGGCCGAAATCACATCGCCAACCGGATGGCGCAGATTGCCAGCGAGGAACGCGGCGACGTTGTTGAAATCCCGCATTGGACCTTTCACGACCTGCGCCGCACGGCTGCAACCGGCATGGCGCGGCTTGGTATCCCGGTACGCGTGACCGAGGCCGTTCTAAATCATGTTAGCGGCACGGCGGGGGGTATTGTGAGCGTTTACCAGCGGCACGACTATGCCGACGAAAAGCGGGATGCGCTGGAGGCATGGGCGCGCTTTGTTGGCGATCTGGTGGAAGGGAAGCCGGATAATGTGGTCGCACTTGACATAACGCACCGCATCTAGTTACTACTAAAGCATATTGGATCAATGGTCCGATGGCATCTATGGATGTCGCACTCTCTCACCCATAACGCTCAAGCGGGGTGACAGCCTAAGTCTGGAAGCCCAATGTGGCGAGATGTGTGAGCCTTAACGGTCTGAGACCGAGTTGATTTTTCAAATCAATTTCCCGTTGTATGCCGACGTTTCTGCGTAAGCGGGCTTCACACTAGGACACACGGCAATGACTGACAAAAGAATCCCGGCACGTGACGTGCGCAATATCTGCGGCGGCGTTTCTGATATGACCCTATGGCGCTGGTTGAATGATCCGGCGCTCAACTTTCCCCAGCCAATTTACATCGGACGGCGGCGCTATTGGAAAGAGGCTGAGGTTTCCGCTTGGCTGGACGCTCAGGCGGAGGTTGCGGCATGACCAACAATGTAATCAACATAGCTGAGAAAGACCCCCAAGATCAAATTGCTGCGCTTACCGAATTACTGGGTTGTGAACCTGTTTTTGGTGATCCGCAGTTTACCGAAACTTGCACATATCAATGCAAGGTTAAGGAAATAGAAGGCGTTAAAGAGGTTTTCTATCGAACTTGGCCAATGTTGGGTGAATTGGCGCGCATTTCAAAACTCAAGGATAATTGGGTGACACCTGAATGCACCATTTTTGATTCCGAGAAGTGTAAGATAATTTCGCCCGAAAATCCTGATGAGCCATGGGAAATCGCAAAGAAAACCGTAGAACAAGCGCAATTTGTGAGACAATGGCGTGGCGACGAGATAGCGGCGCAGTATTATGAGACCCCGTGGAATGTGGATGGGTTTCTGCAGCAAGACGCTATTTCATGGGTGTATGGCTCACCCGGCAGCTATAAGACCGTGATGGCGATGGACTTGGCGTGCACCGTTGCAACCGGGCGTCTTTGGTGTGGGCGAAAAACTCGGAAAGGGCCAGTCCTTTACATCTCTGCGGAAGGCGGCGCGGGCATCTATGCGATGCGTGACTCATGGGAGAAAAAGAACGGTGTGCAGGCTGACCATCTGGCAATCTTTATTGGGTCGCCTGATATCGCTGATTTATCTTTGTATGATGGTTATGAAAGTAATGCACACCCTTCGGTAAAAATCCTTAATCAGTTGAAAAATGCCTTAGGCCAACCGGCCGCGCTGATTGTCATCGACACATATGCTCAAACATCGCCGGATGACACCAAGGCGGCAGTCACGGCATATGAGAACAAGTTGCGCCGATTGATAAAAGAGGTCGCACCCGGTGCGACTGTCTTGGTCATCGACCACACGACCAAAGAGGGCGGCACTTGGATGGGTTCTAACGCCAAGCTAGGCAACATGGACATGATGGGGCTGGTGAAGAAAACTGGCGATGACGTCATCGTGACAATGCGTAACGGCAAAGGGAAAGTTAAGAACGCCCCTGCGTTTGATGATATCCGCATGACGCCGAGGCTTATCCACCTTGGACGCAAAGACGCATATGGCCGCGCAGTGTCTGCGCCGGTTCTTGACTATCGCGAGACGGCGATGAGCGAACGCGAGGCGCTGTTGCTCAAACTTGTAAGCGACGGCGTGACATATGGTGATCTGCGCACCGTTTGGCATGACCATGCCGAGATTGCCAAGTTGAAACCAGCCGCCCGAAAGGTGGCGCTCACACGGGCTATCAAAGGGCTTCGCGCAAGAGATGCGATTGACGTCGATGGGTTGCAATACGATCAGACTGAGGACGGCAGCAAAGAACGTCCGATAACTGACGATTGCTTGATATCTCAGCTGTAACGCTTGATGTAACGCCCCTTCATCGCGCCGGTGGCGTTACATCCACTTTATTATATAAAAAACAGTATCTTATAAGCAATTTACGCCCTGTTACATCACCACGCCGGGGCGTTACATCCAACCCCCTCCCTTTAGGGAGGGGTTGTGTAACACGCCCCCCGCTGAATGTGACAAACGGCGTTGCATGAGACATGAGAATTTCAGGAAACCAACCTTGCACAAAGCGATAGTCTATATCCTGTTAGGAAATGTGATGAAATGATATAGTTATCAGTTGGTTGCGGCTCGTCTATAATGTGAGCATGAACGAAAATCCACCACATGATTGAAATGGTCCCAATGCCCCCTTTTTCTTCCGTGGGGGGGGTCGCGGTTGGGGGTTATGCGTTCGCGCTGTGCGGTCTGCGGATCGGGTGGCTGGCATGAAGGGCAAGGCATCCACGAAGGCGATCAACTTCCTAGAGAAGCTGGCAATCCCCGAAGGTCCGAAGGCTGGCGAGCTGATCAAGCTGGCAAAGTTTCAAAAGCAATTTGTGCGGGGCGCGTTGGCGGATGGCGTCAACGTCGCGGTTCTGTCGATCGGCAGGGGCAACGCTAAGACGGCGCTGTCTGCTGGCATCGCTCTGGGGTCTGTCATGGGCAAGTGGGATGACCAGCCACGGCGTGAGATCCTCATCGCGGCGAGGACGCGGGATCAAGCGCGCATTGCTTTCGACTTTGTGGTCGGCTTCATGCGGTCGCTGTCGGAGGATGAACAAAAGCTGTTCACGGTCCGGCGTTCCCCGCGTTTAGAGATTGAATATGAAGGCGACGGCGGCGGGCACTTCATCCGGGCCATTGCTGCGGACGGCAAGAGCGCGCTCGGATCTGCACCAACGCTGATCTTGATGGACGAGCGGGGCCATTGGGCCGCTGATCAAGGTGACGCTCTGGAACATGCGCTGCTGTCTGGCATGGGCAAGCGTGGCGGGCGGGCGCTGATTATATCCACCTCGGCACCGGATTCTTCTCATCCTTTCAGCGTCTGGCTTGATGAGGACGCACCCGGCATCTATCGGCAGGAACATCGCCCTGCACCGGGCTTGCCTGCGGATGATCTGGCATCATTGCGAGAGGCGAACCCCGGCGCTGCGGCTGGCATCGGGTCCAGTATCGAGTGGCTACAAGGACAGGCACGGCGGGCGATTGCGCGGGGCGGCTCTACGCTGACCACGTTCCGGCTCTACAATCGAAACGAGCGCGTGAGCGGTGAAACCCGTGATGTGCTGCTGACCGTGGATGAGTGGCTGGCCTGCGAGGTGTCGGAGGTTCCGGCACGGCAGGGGCAATGCGTGGTCGGCATCGACTTGGGCGGATCTGCATCTATGACGGCAGCGGCGTTCTACTGGCCTGAGACGGGGCGACTAGAAGCTCTGGGCACCTTCCCAAGTAAACCGAACCTTGCGGATCGTGGCGCAAACGATGGCGTTCAAGGCCGCTATGTCGAGATGAAGGACCGGGGCGAACTCTCCACCCTTGGCGACCAGACCGTGCCGATTGCGGCGTGGCTGATCGAGGTGATGAAGCATATCGAGGGCGAACCCGTCGCGGCGTTGGTCGCTGACCGATACAAACAATCCGAACTTGGCGAGGCGATCGAGCGGGCGGGCATCCGCGCGGCTGTGGTCTGGCGTGGCTTTGGCTTCAAGGACGGGAACGAGGATTGCGAGCGGTTCCGTCGCGCGGCTTTCGACGGGAAGGTGCTGACCACCGCGTCCCTGCTGTTGCGGTCTGCGTTTGCGGACGCTGTGACCCTGCGAGATCCGGCAAACAATCTGAAATTGGCAAAGGCGAGATCCACGGGCCGGATTGATGCGGCATCGGCAACGGTCATCGCTGTGGCTGAGGGCGCGCGGATCATGGGTCGACCATCACACAAAGGAGGGCGCATTGCATGGGGATGACCGAAACGGCAACCCGGCTGATCGAGCGTTTTGGACAGGATGCAATTCTGCGCAAACAGCCTGCACCACGTACCGACCCCGACGATCCGCCTGCGGGTCCGGCAGTGGACTATCCGGTCACTGTCGCGGTCACTGATTACACTGTCGAGGAGCGGGCAAACGCTCTTATCTCGGATAGTGCGCTGCGGGTGTTTATCACTGAGGGCGTTGTCCCTTCCACTGCTGACAAGCTGGTGATCGGCGGGGTTGCCTATCTGATCAACCGCGTCGGCACCTTGGGGCCGGATGGCGTGGTGATCTGCTATGAATTGCGGGTCCAGATATGAGCAGGCGCGACGAGTACAAACGGCACTCTGCGAAGGCCACACGCGGGCCGCGATGGAAGGCTCTGAGGATGCAAGCCTTGGATCGTGACGGCTGGCAATGCGTCCAGTGTGGCGAGATCCGGCGGCTGGAATGTGACCACGTTCTGCCTGTCAAAACGCACCCCGAACTTTCCTACACCCTGTCAAATTTACAAATTCTCTGCGGGCGCTGTCATGCGCGCAAAACGAGATTGGAAGTGGGTCACACCCCGCTTTCCCCGAAGCGTCAACAATGGCGCGACCTCCTGTCGAGCATGAAAGGAAATAACTATGCTGACATCTAAAAAGCTGGAATTGCGCCGTTCCGAGATCCGTCAAAACCTGTCGGAGCTGGCGAACATCGAAACACCGTCTGCGGACGAAACCCGCAAAATGACGGAACTTGATACTGAGTATCGCGCCAAGGAAGTGCAGTACCGCGCGGCGCTGGTATCCGAGGACGAAGAACGCCGGGACGCTGGCAATGTGCTGGAAACTCGCTCTGAAAAGGAATGGACCGAGATCATGGGCGCTTTCGAGATGCGCCAAGTCGCTTTGTCTCTGGACGAAGGCCGCGCGCTCGACGGGCAAACGGCGGAGATCGTGACCGAGCTGCGGAGCGCGGGCGGCTATCGCGGCATCCCTGTGCCATATGCTGCACTTGAGACGCGCGCCGGGGAGACGATTGCCAGCGGTACACCGAACCCGATTGCCACCCGTCCCTTGATCGAGCGTCTGTTCCCTGCGTCTGTCGCGGCTCAAATGGGCGTCCAGATGATCAACATCGGCAGCGGCGACTCGGAAACACCCGTCACCACGTCGGCGATCACGGCGGGCTGGCAGGCAACGGAAACGGGCAATGTGCCGGGGCCGTCCGCTTACGCCACGTTGGACCGTCCGCTTGCCCCTGATCACACCTTGGGCATTCAAATGCGGATCACCCGCAAGACCCTGAAGCAATCCGGCGCGGCTCTTGAGCAGGCGATCCGCCGGGATATGAACGGCGCTATGTCGCAAGAGATGGACCGGGCAATCTTCAACGGTTCCGGCGCGTCTGGCGAGCCTACGGGCATGTTCACGGGCGCAACGGCTTGGGGCATTGCAGAAAATGCACTGGACGCGGCGGCAACATGGGCGGCGTTCCGTTCCGAGGTCGTGGCGTTTATCACGGAAAACGCTGCAAACGGTCCGGCGGCTGTGCGTCTGCTGATCCGACCCGAAGTCTGGGACACGATGGACGGCAGCTACATCACGGGCACGGCTGTCACTGAGTGGGAACGCCTGATGAAGTACATCGGCAGCGTTACCATGTCTCACAACGCTTTGCCTGCCCCTGCGCTACCATCCGGCGGCACCGAAGGCGATCCTCTGGAAAGCATGGCACTGCTGACAACATCGGCGGGCGGGGTTGCCCCTGTGTTCGTGGGGCTTTGGGGGGCCGTGGATCTGATCCGCGATCCCTATGCCGATGCACAGTCGGGCGGGCTTCGTCTGACGGCGCTTTCCACAATGGACACCACAATCAGCCGCGCGGTGCAGTCGCGTGTCCTGACAGGTATCCAGTAAGATGCTGGAGGGCTTTGCAGACGGCGGTCTGGAACTACGCAAACGGGCGTCCGGCGCAATGTCGCTGCAAGGCCGTTTTCCATATAATAAGCGGGCGGTCCTCAGTGATGGGGGCCGTTCCGGTCGGCCAAGAAAAGAGGCGATTGCATCCCGTGCGTTTGCCTATCGCGTGAATGATCCAAAAGAGGACATTCATTTTCTTGTCGGTCATTCCTTTGACAAACCGCTGGCGTCCCGTTCTGCTGGCACATTGGACCTTGTGGACAGTGACGATGCGCTGACCTTCACGGCAACGATCACGCCTGAAATGCAAGAGGTCAGTTATGTCCGTGACGCTCTAGCGGGCATCGCTGCGGGTCTGACAATCGGCATATCACCGGGGTTCCGACTGCCCCCGAAACGTGCCGTGCCTGAGCCTGAAAAGATTGAGGACGAAGGCATGGACCCTGAGAATGGGGCGCACAACGCCATTATCAGGACCGTGATGGCGGCGCTCTTGTACGAGCTGTCGATCGTGACCCGTCCGGCCTATCCCGAAACCCAAATCGAGGCGCGAAAATGGACGCCAGATCCGGTGACGCGCGTGTTCTTGCCAAGCCGCATGAGGTATCCGCGATGATCGACGTTCTAAAGCAATTCGAGGAGATCCCCGCGCAATATCCCGCTGTACCTGCGGACCTGTCTGCTGAGGCGGCGGCGCTGGATGAGGCGATGATCTGGGCAAGGATCGAGGATTACATCGCACACCGCTTCACTGAGCGCGAAGTCGTGTGGACGCTACTGGGCAACGGCGGCGATCAATTCCACCCGCGTCTAACGCCTGTGGTGTCCAGCGTGGCGCATTTCTGGACGGGTGAGGCATGGGAGTCCGTGACGCTGCTGCAAGGTCCGCTTGGCGTCTGCCTGCCTACCGATGGCACCTACCGGATCACGGCACAAGTCGGGGCTGGCGATGTGCCGGCACCTGTCTCTGAGGCGTTCCGGCGCTTGGCTGAATATCTCGCTGCGGACCCCGGCACGGCAGGGGCGTCCAGCACGTCTGTGTCGATCGGGCCTATCGAGGAAACACTGGACCGCGCGCCGACATGGATAGCGCGGGCAATGCAACATTCAGGCGCGGCGGATTTGCTGCGCACATATCGGAGGGCGTGAGCATGTGGCCGTTCAAGAAAAAAGAGCCTGAGATTGAAACGAGATCGAGCGGCACCGGGTACACCAGCCAAGTGATGGCGGCGCGCGCCGACTACATCGGCGGCGTCGACGGCTTGGCGGAACTCACTGGCACCGTGCAAGCCTGTGTGAGCCTCTGGGAGGGCGGTCTGAGCCTTGCGGACGTATCCGGCACCGACCTGCTGTCGCCTTCCACCTTGGCCCTGTCTGCGCGCGCTCTGGCGCTGCGTGGCGAGGCTGTGTTCGTGATCCGCGATGATGGCCTGTTGCCCTGTTCGGATTGGGATCTGACCACACGGTTCAGCAAGCCTACCGCCTATCGCGTCGGCGTCCCTGACACGGGCGGCGGGCGATCAATGACGGTACTTGCTGGGGAGGTGCTGCACTTCCGCGTCGGGTCCGAAATATCCATGCCCTATGTCGGATCTGCACCCTTGCGGCGCGCGCGCCTGACCGCTGGCCTGCTGCAAACGCTGGAAAGTGCGCTTGGCGAGATCTACGCAAACGCACCGCTTGGCACGTCGATCGTGCCGTTCCCGGAGTCGCCGGAAACTGACATGGAAAGTTTGGCACGAGGTTTTCGGGGTACACGCGGGCGCGTCCTGATCCGCGAGAGCGTCAACGTCCAGGCGGCGGGCGGTCCTGCACCTGCGCAAGACTGGAAGGCCAGCGACGTGACGCCGGATCTGTCCAAGGCAATGACGCGAGAGACATGGGCGGCGGCGAGATCCGGCATCGAAATGGCGTTCGGGGTTCTCCCCGGTCTGAGCAATCCCGTCACCACCGGGCCAATGGTACGCGAGGCTCAACGTCACCTTGCGCAATGGGCGCTCATGCCTGTCGCGGCGATGATCGGGCAAGAGGCCAGCGAGAAGTTAGGCCAGCCTGTCCAACTGGACGTGATGAGGCCGCTACAGGCGTTTGATGCGGGCGGACGGGCGCGGGCGCTTGGGGCCATTATCAAGGCACTTGGCGAGGCGAAGGAGCTTGGCGTCGACCCCGAACAGGCGCTTAAGCTGGTGGATTGGGACAATGGCTAAGGTTGTCGGGTTCACCAGAAGGCGCAAGACTACGATAGCCGGTGACATTGCAACCGTGATCCGGCTGGCGTTTCTGGCCGGTGACATTGCCTGTCTGTTCGGGCTGGAGGGGCCATTGCGCGCATCGCTGCGGGCTGATCTGTGCTTGCGCGGCTGGCGCTGGATAGATGCGGACCAAGCGGCGCGCGACATTATGGCTGGCGCGCATCGCATCGCCGGGGCTGAGCGTCCAGACTGGCAAGAAGGTCAACCGGAATGGGTTATCCGCGAGGGCGTTTTGATCGAGCGGACACGCTGCATAAAATGTCACAAGCCTTTGCCTGAGGAAAACTACAAGTTTTGCAGTCGCCTTTGCGGTGATGCACATCAACACCGCATGGCCGAACTGAGAAAGGGAAGCGAGGATACCATTCTCACGATTGCAATCAAGAATGTCGCATGA